TGCTCTGTGGTACTATATTGATCGTGGCCTCCGAACCGTATAAAGACAAGCAGTGGCTGTATGATATGTACGTCAAGAGGCGTATGAATCTTACTGACATTTGTAAGAGGTTGAAAGAAAGCTACAATATTGAGGTTACACCTCAGGCGGTTTATAACTGGGTCAAAAAATATGATTTGCTTAAGTACAGAGGCAAAGGTCGTAATCTTTCGAGTACGAGCATGAGAAGGCCGAAGTCACCGATGCAGAAGCAGGTTGAGCAAAAGCGTCGTGAGATGCAAAAAATTAATAGAAACAAGAAGAAAGGTAAGTTTTGAGAAGATCAGTAAATACTAAAGACATTTCAACTTTTGCTAAGTTGGACATGGTTTACAATCAAGTTCGGCTGCTAGAAGCGAAGCAGAATCAGACTGAGTATAAGTGTCTTGGTTCTGGCAAGTGTTGTTCTATCGGTCTAAATATCCACATGGCTGAGTGCGCCAGTATTGCTTTTAATTTAAGACAGCAGTACTACTTGTACATGGAAGACAAGGGTATGGATTTTGCTGATGAGTGGATGAACAGTGTTGTTGACGCTCTCAAGGAGGCTATGTACGACGAAGACTGGCAGGTTGGTGGCGAGACTACCCGCAAGTGTGTTTTCTTTAAGGATGGCTGCACCATCTATGGGTTTAGGCCGATGGTGTGCAGGACGTTTGGAACTATCAGTGCTGTTGATGACTACTGCCCTAGGATTAGAAATCCGCACGGTCAAATTGATTATTTTGCCGGTGAAGGTGTGAGAAAGATTATTACCTCTTTTCAGGATCTTTTGAAGGAGTATACATCAGATAAGCATGAGAATTACGATATGGTCGTGTACATGCCTCTTGGTGTCCTTTCATTCCTTTTGACAACTGAGGAGTTGGAGGAGCTTGCTGAAAACACTGACGACAAGTTTTGGAAGGCAGTTCCTGGCTGGTTTAATTACAGAGTTCAATACACTAAAGAGCATGGATATGATCGAGAGTACTTAAACGAGCAGGCTGTGTCCATCGGAAAGAAATTAGTTTTTAGTGAATAATAATTTTTATAAAAACGTTCAAACTCCCACAAACGGAAAGAATATCTGATAGGATTCTTTTGCTGAACCGAATGTTCCCTACTTCCTAGAGAGGGGGTATATGAAAATTAAGATTGTTAAGGAAAACTTGGAAAAGTATTCCGAAAACGAATCTTTCACTATTTACAAAGTAGTAGAAGAAAATGAGAAGCAAAATCTGCTGGAGAGCACTGTCGAAGAGCAAGGCTGACGGCTACGGTTATGCTTCATGGAGAGTATCCTCTGGGTTGAGGGCTTGCGGTTTGCCAGTCTTCTACCCAGAGGAACTTTCATGTTATAAAGGGTCTTACGAGAGAAGTATCCATATTTCTCTTACTGATGGTCTTGTTTATCAAACAACGCCTGATTTTAAAGACATTGATATTATGATCAACAACACATTGCCTGTTGATTACAAACTTGGTCCTTCTTATAATATTGGTTTTTCTTACTGGGAAACTGATACTCTGCCACCAAACTGGCGTTCTAGAATTCTTGAGTGCGATGAGGTTTGGACAACATCATCTTGGGCTAAACAAGTATTTGAAGAAAACACAGGTCATCACAATGTTCAAGCTTTTGATCTTGGTGTTCAGTCAGAAATATTCCACCCGAGTTGTGAGCCTTCTTCGAATAAAGTTTTCACTTTTACTCACGTTGGAAGTCCTTCACTAAGAAAAAACACACAAATGGCAGTTGATGCTTTTACTGAGACTTTTGGAAACAATAAGGACTTTAAGTTGATTATCAAGTCAATTGGTCCTCCTGATGCTAGGTATCGTGTCGGCGGAATGAACTTAGGTGCCATCTCTCAGCATCCAAGAATTGAAGTAATAGATTATGAAATCTCAGAGCATGAACTTGCTGAGTTGTATAGAAGCACCGATTGTTTAATCTACCCAACAATGGGTGAGGGCTGGGGAATGATTCCGTTCAATGCTATTGCGTGTGGTACGCCCACTATTTGCACAAATGCTACTGCCTGTACTGAGTACGCGGAGATGTCTGTACCTTTGAATTACACTTGGTCTAGTCAAGGCACCTCGGGTATTTATGCTGGAGGAAGGTGGGCTTATCCTGACTTTGATGATCTATGTGATAAGATGCGGTACGTTGTAAATAATTACGATCAAGTCAAGCAAAAGACTATGGAATCTGCTAAAATTATTCATAAGGAATATTCTTGGGACAACGTTGTCTCTAAGTATGAGGAACGGCTATGTCAGATTTAGAAAGATTTGAAGATAAAACTCTTCTACAGAAGTTAAAAGATGTAGAGAGAGTTGGAAGTTTACACATCAAGGGATATAGTAATCATGAAATATCTTCTTTGATGTCGATAGATAGTAAGCAGGTTAAGTCTTATATCAATGAGTATAAGTCTATAATTACCAAGCAAGCAGAAGATGATCCATATTTTCTTGAAAGAATTCAGTACAATACAATCAAGGCTTTAAATGAATTCGATGAGATTAGCAAGGAGGCTTGGGAAACAGTTTCAATTGCAACTGATCATGGCATGGTTGCTCAAAGACTACAGGCTTTGAAGCTTGCCGGGGATATTGCTACTAAGAAAGCTCAACTTCATAAGTTGATGACTAGCGGAAATGCCGCTGATGGTGAATACATTCAGAGAATGCAAAAAGCTGAGAGTGTAAACCAAATTCTTTCCAAGGTTCTTAGGGATGTAATTGCCAAGCATCCAGTTATTGCAGAAGAGGTTCGTAAAGAACTCTCTATCGCTTTTGATTTAATGGGTCAAGAAGATGATTTTCCTGATCGTGAAATTCACGATGTTGAAGTCGTAGATGGTCCATCCGATTGAGCGCAAAGTGCGCAAATAAAGGTTAAAAAAATAGTATGTCTGATTTCTTTGGTGTAAACTTAAACTTTGAAGATTTTGATCGACTCTTAAGACAAGAAGAGTTGGAAGAGGAACCGGTTTCGATACAAACCTTTGTTCAAGATAAGAAGTACCTGGGCTTGCCAGAGCTATCTCCTATTCAGTTGGAGATAGTCCGACACAGCACTCAGATATTTAAAGAGAAGACTCTTCAAAAATTATATGGCGAAGAAGCTGGTACTGAGTGGTACAACAAGTACACAGATAATGAAGTCATATGTATGTTGGGTAAGGGCAGTGGAAAAGATCACTGCGCACGTATTTCAATTGCTTATACGGCGTACTTGCTTCATTGTCTTAGAGATCCGCTGTCGTATTTCGGTAAGGCGAACGGTGTCTATATTGACCTCCTGAACCTCGCTGTGAACGCTCAGCAGGCACAGAGGGTTTTCTTTGAGCCATTGAAGAACCTTCTGCTGTCATCCCCTTTCTTTAACGAGGTTGGGTTTGAACCTAGAGTTTCTGAAATCTTTTTCTTCTCTAGACCGGTGAGATGTTTCTCTGGTCACTCTGAAAGTGAAGGTTGGGAGGGTTATGAAGTATTGACTGTAATCCTTGACGAAATTGCTGCGTTCAAGACTGATGCGGAGTTACGAGGAGAAGTTAGGTCTAAGGGTTCGGCGTCAGCAATTTACAATATGAGTAAGTTGTCTGTCATGTCTCGTTTCCCTGAAGTTGGGAAAGTTATTCTGCTTTCGTTCCCGCGTTACAAGGGTGACTTTATTCAGACAAGATTCATGAATGCGAATGAAAAGAACGAGCCTAAGACTTGGACTATCAAAGCTGCTACGTGGGAAGTTAATCCAACTATTGAGAGACACCAGTTGGAGTCGGAATACATTCGCAATCCTATTGAGGCCAGGGCTAGGTTTGAATGTGAACCACCTAATATGGAAGATGCGTATTTCCGTGACCCTGATCTTGTAAGGAAGGCTTTCAACTATGCTGATAGCCCAATTGATGAGGATGATGGTTCATTCAAGAGATGGTTTAATGGCTCTGATGGTAGGACAAGATTTATTCACGTTGACTTGGCGTTGAAGCGTGACCGCGCTGCTCTTTGTATGGTTCATGGTGACGGTATGAAGGAAATCCAAACATCTATGGGTGTTGAGACGCTTCCGGTTGTGAATATGGATCTTGTTTATTCTTGGGAAGCTAGTGTCGGTAATGAAATCAACTTTGCTTCTATCAGGCAGATGATCATTGATCTATGTAGGAAGTTCCAAGTTGCAACGGTCACGTTTGACCGCTGGCAATCGGTAGAGATGATCCAGTCTCTAAGAGCTCAGGGTATCAATGCTGATTTCCATAGCGTAAAGAAGTCGGACTATGACACTTTGTTGACTGCTATTTACGATACCAGGCTGCGCGGGTATTGGAACGAGATTCTTGTGGAAGAAGAGTTGTTGAAATTGAGGCTCTTTGGCAACAACAAGATTGATCACCCTGCTACTGGATCAAAAGACTTAGCGGATGCTTTAGCCGGGGCGGTTTCGATGTGTGTAAAAAATATTGGTTTAGATCAGGAAATTGATATCGAATTGATGTATCCTGATAGGAGCTTCGATCCAGAAGATGAAGAAATGCCTGAGTTTGGGAAGGTACAAAGGTACTCCCCAGAACTTGGAGAATTCCATGATGTTAGTAATAAGAAAGGAGATTCACTATGGCTAGAAAATCTGTAGACCTAAATGAGTTGATGGCTGTCGATGCGAATTCCCTGCTTCAGCACTTGAGCCAGGAGAATGCTGCTTTGCGTCTTGAAAATCTTGCGCAAAAAGCCGTCATCGACCGGATGAAGGATTACATCGATTCTTTGAGTGAGAATAAGAGCGAAGAATTCGAGTGACGGCCATCCTAACAGGCTTCCTAACATCCGTCCTAACACCCTGACACCCTGCCCCGACCGGCTCTAGTTAGGTAGGCCATATGGTGCTTGTACATTTTGTAAAAATCCTCGTTCGACCTGCGAGCGCTGGTTGGGGGCGATAGAGTTCTCGTTACCGGATGGAGCGACCGCCTCATCCGAAACGATCCTCGTTGGAAAATGAGGACAGAGAAATAGGAGAACAATATGTTCAGCATTCAGAAGGTAGATCATTTCCCAGAGATTACCCGTGAGGGTAGGGTTTCAGAGGAACTTCAGGCAATTGTTGATTGCTTGAATGACTCCGCTAGCAAGGGTGAGCGTTTTTGCATTGAGGGAATTGAGGCAGGTAATGCTTACAATTCGATGCAACAGCGTATTCGTGCGCAGGCTAAGAAGTTGGGCTACAAGGTAATCATTCGTTTCGACAAGAATGAGAACAAGCTTTACTTCAAGGCTACTAGCGCAACTGGTAGCGCAAAGGTTCCGACTGGTGTTGTAGCATCGGATGCTGGTGCGACTACCTCAAAGCGTACCGCTAAGGCTTCCTGATAGCCTCAATAAAAACCTAAAGGTTTTTGCCCCCCAGCGAAGGCTGGGGGGTTTTTTTTTGCTATAATTTCTGTGTGCTCGAAAGAACAGAACAAAAGATTGAAATTACTCATGAGCAAGTTTCTGGATGGTATCCACTAATTGCTGTACCTTGTTACGATCAACAAGTCACTGAACCTTTCTTTATGTCGTCCATAAAGATGGCGATGGGGTTTAAAGATATTGGTCTTAATTTTGCGATAAGTACTATTTCTGATTCTCTCATAAACCGTGCAAGAAACAATTTGATCGCTAAGTTCATGTCTAATCCAGACTTTACTCACATAATGTTTATAGATGCGGACATTGGTTTTGATTACGAAGATATCATAAAGATGCTATGGCACGAAAAAGATATTATGACTGGTTCGTATCCGATCAAGAGTATTCGTTGGGATAAAGTGACTAAACTTGTAAATGAGAATACTCCCGTAGATCAGCTTATGGCTAAGAGTTTGAGGTATGTTGTAAATCCTGTAAAGGATCAAAGAGGTGTTGTCCAGGTTGATAATGGTGCTATCAATATTTATGATGCGGGTACTGGGTTTATGTTGATTAAGCGGGAAGTCATTGAGAAAATGATTGAAGAATATCCGCACCTCAAGTTCAGGGATGATACTGGTTCTTTGTCAGAGGAAGAGAAGGAGTGGACTTATGCTTTCTTCAATTCTTATATTGATACGGATGGCCGTTTCCTTTCAGAAGATTATGGCTTTTGTAGATACTGGCAAGATATAGGTGGCAGTGTTTGGGTTGATCCAAGTATTGATATGCTTCATATTGGTAGAATGAAGTTTGAAGGTCGTATGATGGATTACCTTGAGACTATAGCTCAGCCTGAACCGACTGGTTCTGAATAAAGTCCTAGATTTAGTTTGGGATTTAGATTTTTTTTGGATTTGCTTATTCC